ATCGCATCGGGTCAGGAACCCTCTATGCAACCAACTCTTACGGCTACTGGACTGGCGGCTTCAATAACATCAAAATCACCTATGTGGCTGGATATGTCAATCCTCCAATGGCTGCCAAGCAAGGTGTCCTTGAAATCATTCGTCACCTATGGCAGACACAGCGCGGCGCAATGAATGTGATGACCCGCAACCAGTCAGGCGATGACTTCTATCAAGGTTCAACATATTCACTTCCTCGCAGAGCGATGGAATTGCTCGATCCTCAATCTTTCCCAGGGCTTGCATAAATGGCAACGAGCGCACTTCCTTCTTTCATCAATGCAGTCATCACTCGACTCAAGGCAGACTCCAACCTGTCGGCAGTTCGAATCTTTGACGGCATTGAGATTGATCAGTCTTATCCAGGAGATGCAGTCTGCATCGGTCACGATGGCAATATGGAAGGCGATGAAGTAGTTGCCTCAAACTTCACCCAGGAATATCGCAATCTTGGCGCAGTCGGCAAGTTCGAAGATGGAATCGTCAACTGCTCAATGTGGGCTTGGGATGGATCAACAGACATCTCAGCTCGCAGAACTCGCGCAATGCAGGTTCTTGGTTATGTGGAAAACTCAATTCGCTCGGATGTTTCATTTAGTGGGGTTGTCATATACTCAGGGCTTGAAACAGCACAGATGAGTTATCGTCAAACAACTAGCGGCGCTGCTGTTGTTATCAACTTTTCACTCACTTATCGCGCAAAGATATAGGGAAATCAAATGCCAAAAATCAAGAATATCTCGCCACTTGGCGAACTGTATATTCCTTCACTCAATTTGACAGTGAAGGCAGGGGAAAGCGCTGAAGTCTCATCCGAGGCAGCAGCTTCATTGCTAGAACAAACCGACAATTGGGCAGCAGCCGACAAAGCCGCTTCCCTACTTTCCAACGCTCAATCCACAATAGGAGAATAAAATGGCAATTGGTTCAGGTATTGGCTCCCAACTTGGGATTGTAGCCGAAACAACTTTCAACACTCTCGTCACAGTTTCACGCTTCTACGAGTTCACTTCAGAAAACTTGAAGTATAACAAGAAGACAGCAGTGGGAATGGGTCTTCGCGCAGGTGGACTTCTTCCACGCTCTCAGCGCAGAGTGGTCACAACAACAGATGCTTCTGGTGACATTATGCTCGACCTTCCTTCACGCGGTCTTGGACTCTTGCTTTCACAGGCAATGGGATCAGCGCCATCTCCAACAACTGTGACAACTGGCGTTTATTCCTACGCCTTCACACTTGGCGATGTTTATGGTCGTTCATTCTCAGCACAGGTCGGCGTTCCACAATACGGCGGAACAGTTACTCCAAAGACTCTTGGCGGTTGCAAGATTTCATCCTTCGAACTTGCAGTCTCAAACGCTGCTATCGCGACAGGAAAGTTCAACATTGATGCAGCTTCTTTGACAACAGGAGTTTCACTGGCAACAGCTTCATTTTCAAACTATGCAACAACCAACCTCTTCAACTTTGCACAAGGCGCAATCACAGTTGACGGATCATCAGTTGCCAACATCAAGGATTTCTCCATCACAGTTGACAATTCAATCAAGACAGATCGCTTCAACCTTGGCTCAGCAGGTATCAAGGCAGAGCAGACAATCAACGGATTCCGCAAGATTTCAGGCAAGTTGACTGCTGAATTCACAGACACAACCCTTCTTGCCAAGTACCTCTCAGATGCGACAACAGCTCTTGTCCTTACCTTCACAGGAGGCGCAATCGCTGGCGGTCAGACAGAGAAGCTCATCATCAATGTTTCAGCAGTCAAGTTCGATGCTGATACACCAAATGTTGCAAGTCCTGGAGTCATCGATCTTGCAATGTCATTTGAAGCCTATGATGACGGCTCAAATGCGCCATTGACAATCACTTATCAGACAGCAGATGCCTCACTGTAATGGCTGACAATGCCTTTGAAATTGACATTACCAGCAAGGATTATGCTCGATTCTATTCTGCAACCAGAAAAGTCGAGCCAGACATTACCAAGGCGCTACGAAAGCGCCTTACAGCGGCTGCAAAGCCTGTTACAGCCCAAGTCAAGCAAGCAGCCTTGTCTCTACCATCCAAGCAGGGGGGGATGGCTGAGAAGGCTGGCAGAGGCTCGACAGGGCTTGGTCTAAGGCAGGGAATAGCAGCAGCAGTTGAACAGAAGGTCAGTCCATCAGGCAAAGCTGGACTCAATGTTCGCATTCGAGTTTCAGGATCTAAGTTCGCCGATAAAACTGGCAAGCCTCGCAAACTTCCTCGCTATGTTGAAGGATTTGCAAAGAAGCCTTGGAGACATCCAGTCTTTGCAAAAGGCGGGGCAACAAAAGGAACTTGGAAAGGCGCTTGGGTAGTTCAACCAAAGATGCCATTTCTTGTCGAGACAGTATTGCCGCACAAGCCAGCATTTCGTGAAGCGGTATATGATGCCTTCGTGGATGCAGTTCATTCATCTGGAATGTTAGATTCACCAACAGAATAAGGGGAAGCAATGCCATTGGTAATCAGGGAGAAGTCTTATGACATCCCAAAGGAAAACGGATCACCAGCTCCAACAGGTCGGGAAATCATCGAGATTGAAAACGCTTTCAACCTTGACGGACTGACTTTACTTGGAACGCTGGCAAACGATGAGCCAAGCAAGTTGCAGGGTTATTCAAAGGTCAAAGCGCTCTATGCAGTTGCGTGGATTGCTATGAGTCGCGCAGGCGAAACCTTGTCCATCAATGACATCTTGAATGAATATGCAATTGATGAAATTTTGATGAAGGATGCTCCAGAAAAAAAAGAACAACCAGCCGACTCGTAAGGGGAGGCACATTGGGTAGGATTAGGTCAAACCTTCCTCTCCTGATGCACACATATCCAGGCATCACGCCTTTCAATGTGTGGGATATAGAACTTGAAGTCATCAATGATTTGATTGAGGCTGCACAACCAAAAGACTAGGAGATGACAATGGCATTTGATGCTTCCATTGGCGTGAACCTGATTGGTCGCGATGTTTCGGCTTCAAGTGCAATCAAAGGCGTAGGCGATACAGCCAAGTCAACCAGTGATCAAATCAAGGATGCAGGAGCCAAGGCAGGGATTGCTTTTGCAGCAATCAGCGCTGGCGCTCTTCTAGCAGCCAAGTCAGCAGCTGAGGATGAACAGTCTTCGGCGCAACTAGCAAACACTTTGAAGAATGTCACTGGCGCAACCGATGCCACAGTCAAATCTGTTGAGGATTACATCAACAAAACGACACTGGCAACAGGTATCGCCGATGACAAACTTCGACCAGCATTCCAGCGCCTTGTGCAATCGACCAAGGATGTCAGCGAAGCACAGAAGCTGACCAACCTTGCAATGGAAATTGCAACTGCAAAGCATATCGATGTTCAGGCAGCAGCGAATGCTCTTGCCAAGGCTCACGATGGAAACCTTGGCGCACTCAAGCGCCTTGGTGTTTCACTCGATGAAACCACTGTCAAGAATAAAGATTTCGGCGCTGCTGTTGTTGAACTTGGAGATCAATTCAAGGGTTCCTTGGCTGCCAATGCCGACACTGCTGCTGGCAAGATGCAGATTATGCAGAACTCAATGAATGAGGCGAAGGAATCGATTGGCTATGCCTTACTTCCAGCTCTGACATCATTGACATCGGTATTTCAAAAGATTGCTCCATTTATTCAAGAACACGCAGATTTGATTGGCAAGGCTGTTCTCGTAGTCGGCGCTCTGACTGGGGCGATTATGCTTGCAGGAGCTGCGGTCAAGGCTTATGAGACCATTACAAAGGCGATGGCTATTGCGCAAGGATTGCTCAATGCGGTAATGGCAATGAACCCAATTGCTTTGGTTGTCATCGCTATTGCAGCGTTGACAGCAGCATTCGTTCTTGCTTATCAGCATTCAGAAAAGTTCCGCGATATCGTCACAGGCGCTTTCAATGCGGTCAAAACTGTTGCAGAAGTTGTTGGCGATGCAATTGCTTTCTACTTCAAGACAGTCTTTGGCGCAATCAAGATGGAAATCAATGCAATCATCAGCCTTGCAAATATGGCAATCCGCGCTTTGAACGGAATCAACATTTCAATTCCTTCGTGGATTCCTGGACTTGGCGGCAAGTCATTTGGCATCAATCTTCCAACAATTCCAATGCTTGCCGATGGCGGTATTGTTACCAAACCAACTTTGGCGATGATTGGCGAAGCAGGAGCCGAAGCTGTAGTTCCACTTTCAAAGGGTGGAATGGGCGGCGGCATCAATGTTACTGTCAATGTCGGCGGTTCAGTAGTTCAAGAACAAGATTTGGCGGTATCGGTTCGCGATCAGATTGCAATCTTGATGCGCCGAAGAGGACTCAATCCATCAATCTTGGGGGTATAAATGTCACTGCTTGACGGCACAAATGCTCCGACAATCTCGGTTGATTTTGACTTAGGAAACAAAGGATATTTCACCCTTGGCATTTCCTTACTTGATGGAACTGATGTTCTAGGTTCTCCAGCATCAACACAATGGTCAACGATTACAACAACAGACATTCGAGCAATCACTATTCGCCGAGGTCGCACTCGTGAGGATCAAGCCAATCAGCCAGGAGCCTTGAGCCTTACTCTTGAGAATTACACAAGTCAGTATGACCCCGACAATTCATCTTCCTCTTATCAATGGAACGGATATTCAGTTCTTACAAGAGGAATGGGCGTTCGAGTCAGGGCAACTTGGTCAGCAACTGACTATGTAATCTATCAAGGCTATCTTGAGCAATTAGACACAGACATGAGCCTTGATCCAGTTGTTGTGATGCAATTTACTGATGCCCTCGCCAAAATTGGTGCTTACAATGTCGCAGCCATTTCCTCAGCTTATTCAGGAGATACCACTGCCACTCGCGTTGGTCGAATCCTTGATGCTGCTGGTTGGGATGCCTCATTGCGCTCCTTGACTGGCTCTCGCACAATGAAGCCAACAACTTATGGCGCAACAGCTCTTGCTTTATCTGAAGAAGCCAACAATTGTGAATATGGGCGCTTTTACGCTGACAGGCAAGGAAACATCACATTGCTTCCTTATGAGTCACTTTTGACCACACCTTATCGCTTTACTCTTTCAGACAGTCGAGCAGATGGCACAATTGAATATGATGCAATCGGCACAAACCCTGGAGCGAAATATCTTGTCAATACCATTGTCCTAACCCAAGACAACAGCAACTCTCAAACTGCTACCAATACGGCTTCAGTAGGGCGATATGGAACAGCGCAGAAGCTAGTGACAGCGCCTTTGCTCAACAATTCTGATGCGCTCACAATGGCTCAAATTTATGCCGACAAGAATGCCTTGCCTTCAACTCGCGTGGATCACATCGAATTCGATGCGCTAGGAATCAGCACTCTCTGGTCTTCCTTGCTTCAGACTGACCTTGGGGACAATGTAAATGTCGAGCGCACAACCATCGATTCTCGCAATAGAACTTTCACATCTATTGTTGAGGCTATAAACCTTGACATTACCCCATTTTCGTGGCGTGTTGGGCTAGACTTATCCCCATCGGCTCGAACAGGCATCTTTATTTTGGGAACTTCCACACTCGGCGGTTCTGACACCCTCTGGTACTAAGGAGAAAAAATGGCAACTGGATTCCCAGTCAAAGGCACAGGTGGAGCATCTACCTATGCAAATGGCAATACACTTTCAGCATCGGATCTCAATGATTTGGGTGGAACTCTCAATCTATTGAAACCGACTGCAAAGGGTTCAATTATTGCTGCTTCAGCTGCAAACACTCCAGCAGAAGTAACTGTTGGAACAAATGGTTATGTATTGACTGCCGATAGCACTCAAAGCGCTGGTATCAAATGGGCTGCTGCTGCAACAGGAACCAAAATTGGTCAAGTTGTGCAAACAAGCAGCAGTTCATCATTTAGCACATCATCTTCTTCTTATGTGGATGTAACCTCGGTGACTGCTTCCATAACTCCAACATTGAGTAGCAGCAAAGTTCTTGTTTCAATTTCTTTTGATCCTCAATACAATGGACCCTTTGCAAATTACAATATTGCTGCTGCAAATTTTCAAATAGTTCGTGGTTCAACAAGTATTATGGAATCAAATCCTTGGATTACTTGGGGCAACGGAACGGCAGGCTCTCAAGAAATCAATCTTAGAACTCGCGCTTGTTTGATGTATTTGGATTCACCAGCAACAACTTCTTCAACCACATATAAATTGCAATGCAAAATTTCACAAAATTCTGCGGCAGCAGGCATGTCTACAAATACTTGGTCAATCATTCTTCAGGAGGTAATTGCATAATGGTTACAATGACAAAAGCGCTCATGTCGCTTCGACCAAATAAAGAATTTTCATGGAGTAATGACGATGTATCAACCTTGATTTGGCATTCTCCAAATATAACATCTCCAACTCTTGCTGAAATCAAGGCAGAATTTGCTCGCCTTGAAGAAGTTGAAGCAAAAGAAATTTCAGACAGGGAAGCAGCCAAAGCAACAGCGTTGGCAAAATTGGAAAAACTTGGATTGACGGCTGAAGAAGTAGCGGCAGCCTTCAACATCTAACCCTTCCCAACCCATAGGAGATACAAATGGCAATCTCATCTGCTCAAGTAACAGTCACAACTGCCGCAACCCTTTTGGTTGCAGCTGATATGCAAGCCGAGCAAGTCAATTTTCACTCATCGTCAGGAACCATCTATCTCGGCGATGCAAATGTGACTTCCTCAACTGGCTATCGCATGGACAATGGTGACAAGGTTGTTTTGCAAAATCACGAGACTGCCATCTATGGAATCACTTCAACTGGCTCGGCGACAATGAGCGTGTTGATTATCAGCAAATGAGTTCAGATATTGCAACGATTGTTTATTCCTATTTTTTCATAACGGCTGCAATCCTTGCTGGAATCAGCATCATTGCAAAGCACACAATTCGCTCTTATACAGAAGAACTC